CCTCATGCTGGTGCACCGGCTCGCCAAGGAGGAGCGCGATGCCATCCTTGCTTGGCCGGCCCGCATCGCCGCGGAACTGGCAGCAGAGCTCGGCGTCGACGCGCATCGGCTGCAGACGCTGATGGACGCGAAGCTCCGCCAGCACCTTGCTGAGCGCAATGACGTGCGGGTGACGGTCGCATGATGATCGGCGAACAGATTATCGCCGAGCTCGGCAGCTTCGACGGCGCCGCCGAGATCCTGCAGGCGTGGCGCGACGGAATGGCGCCCGAGCCCGCCCTGCTGGTATCGGATTGGGCCGACAAGCACCGCATGCTCGGCTCCCGCGGCAGCGCCGAGCCGGGTCCGTGGCGCACCGCGCGCACGCCCTATCTGCGCGATGTGATGGATGCCTTGTCGCCGGCGCATCCGGCGCGGCGCGTGGTGTTCATGAAGGGGGCGCAGGTCGGGGGCACGGAGTGCGGCAATAACTGGATTGGCTACGTCATCCATCACGCGCCGGGCCCGATGCTGGCGGTGCAGCCGACCACCGAACTGGCCAAGCGCTTCTCCGACCAGCGCATCGATCCCCTGGTGGAGGAGACGCCCGCCATCCGGCAGCGGGTCGCGCCAGCCCGCTCGCGCGACAGCGGCAATCGCCAGCTCAGCAAGGAGTTCCCCGGCGGCCAGCTGGTGATGACCGGCGCCAACAGCGCGGTCGGGCTGCGCTCCATGTCGGCGCGCTTCCTGTTCCTGGACGAGGTGGACGCCTATCCCGGCGACGTCGAAGGCGAAGGTGATCCGGTCGCCCTGGCAGAGGCCCGGGCGCGAACCTTCGGCTGGCGCCGCAAGACGCTGCTGGTTTCGACGCCCACCATCTCGGGCCTGTCGCGCATCGAGCGGGAATACCTCGCTTCCGATCAGCGGCGGTTCTTCCTGCCCTGCCCACACTGCGCCGCGATGCAGTGGCTGCGCTTCGAGCGGCTGGTCTGGGACAAGGGCGAGCCGGACACCGCGCGCTATCTCTGCGAGGTCTGCGACGGCGCTATCGGTGAGCAGCACAAGACGGCCATGCTGGCCGGTGGGGAGTGGCGTCCCACCGCCATCGCAGGGGATCCACACGCCATCGGCTTCCACATCTCGGCGCTCTACTCCCCGGTCGGCTGGTTCTCCTGGTCGCAGGCGGTGCGGGATTGGGAGGCGGCGCAGGGCGACGACCGCGCGATCAAGACATTCCGAAACACCGTGCTTGGCGAGACCTGGCAGGAGAGCGGCGAGGCCCCCGACTGGCAGCGGCTCTACGATCGTCGCGAGGAATGGGCGCCGGGCACGGTCGCCGAGGGCGGGCTGCTGCTGACGGCAGGCGTCGACGTCCAGCGCGATCGCCTCGAGGCGAGCATCTGGGCTTGGGCGCAGGATCGCCAGTCCTGGCTGATCGAGCATCGCATCCTGGTGGGTAATCCCTTCGAGGCGGCGGTCTGGGACGAGTTGCGCCGCCTGCTGGGCGAGACCTGGCGGCACGCCTCCGGCCATCGGCTTGGCCTCGCCATGACGGCGATCGACAGCGGCGACGGCATGACCACCGCCGAGGTCTATGCCTTCGTGCGCCGCGCCGGTGCCGGCCGCGCCATCGCCGTGAAGGGCCAGGACGGGCTGCGGGCGGCGATCGGCCAGCCCTCGGCGACGGAGGTGCGTCGGAACGGCCGCAAGCTGGGCGGGCTGAAGGTCTGGCCCGTGGGCTCATCCTTCCTGAAGGGCGAGACTTACGGCTGGCTGAAGCTTGAACGGCCGACGGCGGAGAGCGGCGATCCGTTCCCGCCCGGCTTTGTGCACCTGCCGCTCCATGCGGCTGGTGAGGAATTCTGCCGCCAGCTGACCGCGGAGCAGTTCGTCGCCCGTGCCGGCCGCAATGGCTTTCGCCGGCTCGAATGGGTCAAGACCAGGGAACGGAACGAGGCGCTGGACTGCCGGGTCTATGCGCGAGCGGCTGCGGCGGCCCTCGGCATGGACGGCTGGGGCGACGGGCGCTGGGCGCGGATGGCCGACGCGCTGTCGCTCCCTGCCGCAGAAACCGTTGTACCGACCCATGCGGATGGTGCCGCGCCGAACACCACCACCGGCACGCGCCCGCGCGGGTGGCTCGCGCCGCACACCGGTTGGCTGCGCTAATCAGGACGAGGACACCACGATGAGCAACGGGGCGCTGCACGCGCGGGAGCGCGAGGATCTGTCGCTGCATGTCGAACGCTGCGCGGAACGCTACGAGGCGGTGAGCGCAGAGATTGGCGCGCTGCGGGCGCAGACGCGGCGGATTGAGACCGCCATCTGGGGCATCGTCGCGGTGCTGCTGGCGCTCGGTGCCGGCGGCGCGCAGGTGCTGCCCGTGCTGCGCGCCCTGGCCCAGGGTGCCGGCCCGTGAGTGCGGCGCTCGATCCGGCCGTGCTGGCCTGGGCGTTGGCGCGGCCCATAGGCGATCGCTGGCGCGGGCTGGCCGAGGCCTTCGCGGCCGGCACCACCCGCGTCAGCTTCGACGGACGCACCGTCGAGTATCGCAGCCTGGCGGAGATCGGAGCGGCGCTCACCGCCGGTCACGGCGCGGAGAACAGCGCGGCACGCCGGCCGTGCGTCACGCTGGCCAGGTTCTCGCGGGGGAGAAGCGGGTGATCCGACGTCTTCGGGATGCCTGGCATGCACTGCGGGGCTATGCCGCCGCGCAGGACAGCCGCGCCTCCGCCTGGGCGCCGTCCAGCGGCAGCGCCACGGCCGAGGTCGGCATGGCCGCGGCGGCCGTCGCGCGGCGCGCGCGCGATGCCGTCCGCAACGATCCCTATGCCAGCCGCATTGTCGATCTCTGGACCGGCAACGCGGTGGGCGCCGGCATCACCACCCGCTGGCCGGACAAGGCGCACGCCGAGGCGTGGCGCCGCTGGTCCGACAGCACCGCCTGCGACGCCGAGGGGCGGCTCGATCTGTATGGCCTCCAGGCTCTGGTCATGCGGGCGGTGGTGGAGAGCGGCGAATGCTTCCTGCGCTTCCTGATGGCGGAGCCGACGCCTGCGAACCCGATCGGGCTGCGGCTGCAGGTGCTGGAGAGCGATCACCTCGACACGGCGCGGAACGGGATGGTGGATGGTGTGGCCACCATCCAGGGCATCGCGCTTGGGGAGGCCGGAGAGCCGATCGGCTACTGGCTGCACCGCGTGCACCCGGGCGCGGCCTGGATCCTGCCCGGCGCCACCTGGCTGAGCAGCGAGCGCATTCCGGCGGCAGAGGTGCTGCACATCTATCGCAAGCGCCGGCCCGGCCAGCTGCGGGACGTGTCGTGGCTCGCACCGGTACTGACCCGGCTGCGCGACCTCAGCGATTACGAGGCCGCGCTGCTGATGAAGGCCAAGATCGAGGCCTGCCTCGCGGCCGTGGTCTCCGAGGATGGCGACGAGGCCATGACCGGGCCGGCGTCGGGCCTGCTGCGCGACGCCCAGGGCAGGACGGTCGAGAGCTTCGAGCCGGGCATGATCCTCTATCGCCGCGGCATGGGCTCGGTGGAGGTGGTGAACCCCTCCGGCGGTGGCAGCCACGCGGCCTTCGCGCGGCGCGCGCTGGAAGCGTCCGCCGTCGGTACGGGCCTCACCTACGACCAGGTCGCCGGCGACCTCACCCAGGCGAACTACTCCAGCCTGCGCGCGGGAAAAATCGAATTTCGTCGCCTCTGCGAGCAGGTGCAGTACGGCATGCTGATCCCGATGCTGGTGCGGCCGATCGCCGATCGCTTCCACGCGCAGGGCGCGCTGCTCGGGCTGTGGGGCGCTGAGGTGCCGGACGGCCTGTCCCATGTCCCACCCGCGCACGAGATGATCGACCCGCTGAAGGACACCACCGCGCTGATCGCCCAGGTGCGGGCCGGTTTCGTGCCGCAGCCCGAGGCGGTGGGCGCTTTTGGCTACGACTTCCGCCAGGTGGTCGAGATGATCCGCGAGGCCAACGCCCTGCTCGACGAGGCCGGCATCTCCCTAGACACGGACCCGCGCCGCGTCGCGAAGTCCGGTGCCGCCCAGGACGCCGCCCAACTCGCCGCGATCGAGATCGCCGCCACCGGCGCTGCCGCTCCGCCCCGCGAGCCCCCAACACAGGCATGACCATGACCGAACCGATGGAACCGGCCGGCAGCGACGCCGCGCCGGAACCCTCCGCTGCGTCCGATCGAGTTCCCACCGCGGGGCAATCGATCACGGCGCACCGCGCCCTCGCTGCGCCGGCCACTGTCGATCGTGCCGCGCGCACGGTCGAGGTGGTGTGGAGCACCGGCGCCCGCGCCCGGAACTATGTCCCCGCCCTCGGCCTGATCACCGAGGAACTCGACATGTCGCCGAACGCGGTGCGCATGGACGGGCTGCGCTCCGGCCAGGCGCCGGTGCTGAACACGCATCGGCGCGGCGATGCCCGCGACGTGCTCGGTCGTATCACCGCCGCCCGCCTCGAGCGCGGCCGCGGCTATGCCACGCTGCAGTTCTCCGCCGCAGCCGACGTCGAGACGGTCTGGCAGCGCAT